CCGGCCACGGTTCCACTGTACTGTCCTATGCCCCAACCATAAGCGGCCAGCTGTTGTGCTGGACCCACGGTATAGTATGCCTGAACTCTAATGCCTCCTGAAGTCGTGGCACCGGCTCCGGTTTCTACGGATGGCATGGTAATAGTTAAAGTGGTAGTCGTTGGCACCGTTGTGACCATAAATTTTTTGTCATCAAAATCAGCGCCTACATAATTGGAACCTGTGATGGTCGTAAAACCATCTAAAAGAATAATATCTCCCACGTTAATTCCGTGAGGAGTGGGAAACGTAATCGTGACAGCAGCCGTAGCAGGCCCTGGACTCGTTCCTACGGTTGAAAAAGCATTGGTTAAAGTAGTTGTCGATTTAATAGGATGAATATCATAAAAAATTCCTCCTGAATAAACATATAAAATTCGATTGGTTCCTAGGGCAGCATACTTGATGCCTGTATTATCAACAAAATGATGAATAGCTCTGACAGGACCAGTTAAATAACTTTCTCCCAGTTCAGCCCAGCCTCCTATTTTTTCAGGAGTAGAATACCTAAAGCGCACATTATCTCCAGCAATCCATTGTCCTTCAGCAGTAGTAGGAGTAACCTGTTTATTGAAACCAGGCATAAAGCCTATTTTTTGTAGCATAGAAAATTCCGTTTAGAATACAATTATACTAGATTA